AGCGTGTACGCATCTGAGCATCGATGATCGCCATTTCAGTAGCAGTCCGTGCACCAGTTACCTGGCCCCGTGCTGCTTCAGCCAGTGCAGAGATGAATGCTGCATCAGATTCTTGACGGTTGACGAACTCGACCACACCTGCAGGCGTTTCAGGCATCGGCAACTGGTAGAACAAAGCGCCCAGGTTGCGGATGGTTTCACTGTTCTGAGGGGTTACACCTACGAAAGAACCAGCAGAGGCTTCAACAGCTTTGTTCAAGTCCTCTTCGGTGAGCATGCCTGCATCGTACAGAATGCGAGGAACCTGCAGGTATACGATTTGCTTCATATGAGTCAGCAAGTCGTTAACGGTCTGCTGTTGGTTCAAAACCAACTGGACTTCACTAAGACCGGAGCAGTCTACCGCAGAGTGGTTCAGGCTGAACATCGAGTACGGTGTGTAGTCGATCTTGTCTTCGAACAGCACAGCGTTGGCTTGCTTGCTGTAGTGTTGCACAATGCCACGTTCGCGATCGTAGTACTCCCAGATGGTTACCCACCGGAAAGCATCGCGGGTGTCCGAGCCATTGGATGAGCTGCTTGACGTAAGCCACTTGGGGTAACGGTCAGGTTGAACATCTTCAATGTTGGGGCTCTTGTACCGCCCTTGCTCGACACGGGCCTTGAACTCGCTGTACGGAATAACCGTAGCTTCCAGCCAGTACTTGATGTCGTCTGGGTCCCGCACCGTAAGGTCGAAGAACAGTGCACTCGGGTCGACAATACGTACAACCGGGCGATCTTCTTTGACGTTCCAACTGGTCTTAAAGATTCCGCGCTTGCAAAGAACCGCGTCAATCAAAGCGGTTGCAGCGCGCCGACGCATACGGTTTGTCTGAAAAATGTACTCCATCAAACCAGAAACAGCCGGAGCGGCTTCTTCGCTTGTTGGAGTACGGGCCATAGCTGCCACTTGTGGATTGGGACCAAGCAGCGCACTAACAGCCGTATCTGCGATTGCGTAGATCAAGTTCTTGCTACACAAATAACTTTGAGTCGTTCGATCCAAGTTCGAGTTTTCAAAGTTGTAGAACTCGCCACGGTAGAACTTGCGAGCTTTATCAAACGCCTGTTTCTCATGGCGATTGTAATGCTGCAAGTGGCGGTCGATGAGTTTATCGAGACTAACCACCGTAGCCACCCTTCTTGTCTTTCTTGTCGCCATGAGGATTGTTCTTCTTTTTCTTATTTCGAACACTCATCTTGGCTTCTGAGTCAGCCTTTGAGGCTTTTTGCTTTGCAGCGTCCATCAACTTTTTGAATCCATAATCGGGCATGATTAACTCCATCTCGACACAGGCCGGAAAGGTGTTTTGGCTTCCCGGCGTTGCCGGTCTTTGAACTTATCAAGGTCACCTATTGTAACCTGTCCAGGAACATAATCCGAGTGTACTTCACTTTCACTCATAGTGAAACGTCTTCGCGATAAAACATCTGCAGCCATAACTGCTGTTCGCGCACGGTCGAAGTGGTGTGTCACCCCATCGAGGCCTTTTACCCGCTTCTTGCGCGAGCCGTCATAGTTAAGAAGTTGGTGCAACATGCCTCGACTCTTGAGTTTAAGGTCTTGATCTGCAAGCATTCTAACTAATCGCGCCTCGGCTTCTCTCAATCGTTTTTCCGTGGCATACCAGCCTGGATGGTTCCGGTCGGTCCACAGTAGGTTCTTTGCACCGTTGTCTTTCAATAGCGCAATACATGCAGCCGCGTTGGACTCGACGGCAAGCAGTGCCATGGAGTAGCGCCGTTGTACGGTAAGCAGTCGTTGATAGAATCGGTCAGGTGACTCGCGCCCTTCCCAGAACGCCACCTCACGTTGTTCTAACGCATCAAAGACCGTTAGCGCCGATTGGTCACCCTTGGCACCAAAGCCTGCAGGGTCAGCGGTGATAATGTATTGGTGCCCTGGCTTGGGCGGTTCGATCTCATGACACTTGTGCTTGCCCATCGGCGGGTCGGGCTCGCTCTCTGCCAAGTATGCTTTGAGTACGTCTGCAGGAATGACGGGGTCTGTTGCACCCAACCATCCATCATAGGGATCAGAGGGGTACTTACAGGAGAACAGGCGGGTATCACCAACAAACTCCGTGCCCAGTGCGCGACGACGAAACGCCAGGTTTCGTAAGGACATACCCGGATGCTTGGCTTGGTACTCACGCTCCATGGTCGTGGGGGTAAATCCCTTCTCCAACGCAATGCAACTGTCATCCTCCCACCACTCCAGAAACAGTGGATGGAAACGACTGGTGCCTTCCATAGCAGAGCGCCACATCTGTTCGTGATGTGAGCCTGCGCGTCCTGGCGTGGACTCCAGAATAACCTTAGCGTTTACCCGCTTGTTGACCGTGGGGAAGATGTTGATCGCCGCTTTCTTTTGCCACTGGGCTTCACCGAATTCCGTAATGACCAGACGGTCAATTGAGCGACCAATGGCAGGGCTACGGCCACCGGCAGTAAGAACCTTAATCCCTCCACCGTGTATGAATTGCATTTGCGTTGCTCCAGCTTTTTTGCCAGGAGCCAAAGGCATCCGCACGTCGTCAGGTAAACGCTGGTAGGCAAAGAGAATCCTTTCGAAGATGTCTTCTGCCGTGTCTTGCCTTTCCGCAATGAGCAACCCCTTCACACCTTCAAGGTACATGCAATCGCGTAACAACAGCATAACAGAAATAGTGGTGATCTTGGCTTGCCGGAACTTGTTAACGATGAGCCAGTTGTTGTCGTGGTAAGCCTCTAAGAGTTTACGCTGTGTATAGGTGGGTGTCATGAACCCGATAGATTCGTCTTCTCTGACAATCTGGCACATCGACACGAAAGCGTCTGGCGTAGAAAACAACGCCTTAATCTTGCCCTCATGCAAGCCTTTAGCCTTAGCGAACTTGGCGCCACCTTTCTTACTACTCATGCTGCTATGGTATCACGTGCACCGTGCACGGCAAAGTTTTGGTGCACAGCGATAAAAGTTAAGGCAGCATCTTGCCAAAAGGCCTTAAGACGTATACTCTTTGATACGCACCCTCTCGGTGTGCTGGGTAGCCGAAAGGTCCAGTATCAAGCATCAGTGGACAAGCATCAAAATTGTGAATCCTTCAACTCAACTTAACGGTTGGGGGGTGACAAAGATGTCTACCCAACAACCGAGAGGCAAAAATGTCTATTTCTACCGAACTTTTGAACACTACGTTCGCGGATCTCCGTGGACCACTGGTGAATGCATTTGTTCGCAGCAATGAACTGTTTGACGCCCTTCAGTCCAAGGCACGGATGCCCATGGAAGGTGGAACGCTTATCGAGCGTTCTTTCTCCGGTGGTGCTCCTGCACGGGGTGTCGGCGTTTATGTCGGTGACGAGCTGCTGAACATGACCCGGCGTCAACAAATCAAGCGTTTCCAAGTTGAACCGCATCGTATTGTTGCTGCTATCAACATTCCTAAGCGCGAACTGAACCAGAACTCTGGTAAGCTCGCCATCATCCGACTCATCGAAGAGTATCCTCAAACTGTGATGGAAGCGGCCAAGTGTGACTTGAACGCATACTTCCTGACCGGTGTGAGCCGTGGTTTGGTTTTCAACACCTCGGAACTCAAGGGTTTCTTGACTCTTAACGGTCAAGTGTCTGATGGTATCGGAACGGGTGTCAGCGACGGTCTTCTTGACTGGCGTACTCCAACAGAGCAAACTGCTGATGGTAACGTCGTTCAAGGGATTGCAAAGTCCACTTCTATCTCTCACTTCAACCAGTTCGCCGATATGTCGACGACTTTCAGCAATGCTACTCTTCGTAAGGTGTACCGTCAATGTGCACACTACGCTGGTGGAATTGGAAAGGGTCCCGACCTGGTGATCATGGATGATGATACTTATACACAATTTGAAGAAGCCAAGTTGGCCAGCGTTCGTGTGAGCATCGTCGAAGACAAGACTGAAAAGAGCAACACTCTGGAGCTTTCTCTGGGTGTCGCTAAGACTTTCTCGTCTATCGACCTTGACCGCGCAAGCAGTGGTTTTACTGCCAGTGACGCGGTTAATGGTGCAACTTACATGCTCAACACTGATTACTTGGAGTTCCCAACTTTGGAAGCCCCAACAATCAGCGAGTTCAAAGAGCGCGTGGGTGACCAGGATGTCGTGACGGCTATCTTCTCAATGCAAGGAAACATGATTTCGACCAAGCTCCCAGCCCAAGGCTGTGTTGCTGGTGGAAACTCGTAAGGAGGTCTCACATGGCATACGGAAATTCTGTTAAAACTGAAGACTTCAGCGTTGTGTACTCCGGCGAAACCTACCCTCTGGGTAGCTGCCGCGTACAACCTGCTGCTGAAGTTACTGACGCTGATGCATCACTCGTAGGTGATCGTGTTTGGATGTTTGTGCAAGCTGACGCAAATGGCTTCTTGGCCAATGATTTGCTGAAGCGGGCTGTAAACTCCCGTAGTTACGCTGCATCAAAGTCACCTGCAGCCGCTGACACCGAGCTGATCAACTTGATCGGTGTCGCTGGTCATGCCATCGCAGCCAACCAGTATGGTTGGATCATCGTTAAAGGTGAGTGCGTTGTTAAGACTGCTGGTGTTGCTGCGGGTAACAACATCACGTCCAGTGGCGTTACCGCTGGTACGGGTATCCCCGCTAGTGGTGGTGCTACTGACTCGTTTGCAGTATTCGGTCGCGCACTGACTGCTACCAACGGTGATGGTTTGAGCGATGCATACGTTGACTTTCGATAAGTCTCGCTAACGTGATACAATAAGCGGGAGCCTCTTCACGGGGGTTCCCGCTTTCTTCCTTCGGAGCGTCTTGTGGATACATCCCTTAGTTCTTTGCGTGCACGTATGTTTGACTTCCGTTCGTGGGATAGTACGGGTGACACGCTTAATCGTCGAGTTCGTGAAGCGTTGAACTTGGCATTAGATCGATTGGCGGGTGATGTACCCGAAGCATTGCGACCTTCTGAAGCGCATGCTGTTCTGCTGCCGGATGTCAAGACGGGAACAGTTGAGGCTTACCTGAAACCTGTAAGCACAGACAAGCGTATTATGCAGTTCATCAATGCGTCTGGTGTGGGTATTGGCTCTGGTGGATCGGGAGTTACATGGCGTCCCGATGTTACAGGTGAGTGGGATGGTCTGATGCATATCGAGGTTGAAGTTGACGGACGATTGTACCGTCGTCAATCTCTTGAGTTCTGGGTTGAGTTGGATAGTGGTAACGACACACAATACTACGTTACGTTAGATCGTCCATGGAAAGACATTCGATCTACGCCTCTGTCTTTTCGCCTACACCAACCTGAGTTTTTCTTCAAAGATGATGTGATGCAGGTTTTGGAGCCAGCACGGATCTTTGATGATACACGTCAACAAGTTTGGTCTATCGATACTGCAGGTGCGTATCGGCAAGACATGGTTGATTTTCGCGGGCAAGAAGCGGGCCGACCTTACCGTTGTTGGCGTGGACGACATTTCCAGCTTCCTGCACCTACTGAAGCCCCTGCAGTAGCGTCTTTTAGTCGAATACGAGATGAAGCTTTTCCGAGTAACGAGTTCCTTTGGGGTGAGGAACGGGATGTAAATAACGCTAAGGTACTACAAGCAGGAGGTGAATGGGCAATTTGCTACACCTATGTAATGGGTCGACGGGACAAAGAGTGGCAACAAGGTCCGATGATCGCCCCTGGAGGACATGAAGTAGTCGATAGTACGCAAAAGGTGAACTGGGCGTTTCAAACAGACGCAACACCACCGAATGCCGTCGCTGCGGATCACCTTCGTTATGCTGGTGTAAACGACCCTTTGTGGGAAAGCGCACCATCTCCAGTCACTCTGTTTAAGCAAGAAGCAATACTTTCCCGTCCAGGATCTTCAGTGTTTCCAGCGATGATTCTTTCTGCGACTAACATCGATTCTATGCTGGGTTTTGGTGATAGCGGTTTTAGTCGTTTCAGTCGCTCAGGATTGCGTATCAGGTATTACGTATCGCAACGAACTAAACCCAGCCCTGGAGCATTTGGTGGGCAATATCGTGCAGTAGAAGCAAACGAAAGGTTTTATTTCTTGTGCGAAGTTGAACCCACTTACGACCAAGTAGCCTCGTTAACCTCACCTCCTTTCGGGGGTGAAATAGTTAACACGCTACCTGGCGCACGAATCATTTGGACGGGTAAGCAGTTGTACGATTACAATCGTCCATTGAACCACAGTACAGGTTACTTCGCTTGGAAGGCATACCCGCACCAAGACCAACGTTATGAGTTGGACTTCCGTGTTTTGCGTCTGCCCCGCAAGTTTATCGACGACCGCGACACTGCGCCGATTCAACGGGACGCGGTCCCGTGCCTTCTGGAGTTGGGGTTACACTACATGTGTTTGCTGGATGGTGCAGACCAAGTAGGTGCACAACAACACATGCAACGCTACACTGAACTTGTGAAAACTTACCGAAGACGCTACGCTAATCCCGGTCGAATTGTTGAACCTGTACCTCTACTGGGGTACTCTCATCGACACCGTTATGGTTCATTCAAAAGTAGCGAATAGCTAAGACACCCAACAAAAAGAGGTTCCCTGTGAAAAAGCACCCTATCCGACTTGCTCTACCTAAGCCTGCTCTTGGCGACGTAGTCTTTCGAGAAAACCTAAGTGGCCAGTACGAAGAAGCGACTGTTGCTGCGATCCTGTCTACCCGTAAAGACGGTCCCAACTGGACGGCGACATTGCTGACGCGAAATGGCGTCGAGTTTTTGGGTTCTGATGTTGAACTCAAAAGCAAGCATGAGTGGATGCCACTGGGCTGGACACTGGAGCGCGATACATGGTTGGAGCCTGAAACTGGTGGCGTGAGTCTTCACGGCAAGGTGGCAGACTTAACTGCACAAGTCAACGAGCTGACCAAATTGGTCTCTGCCCTGTCCAGCAAGACTGTGGTTAACACCATTGCGTCTGTAACTGAGGGTGCTGTTGACCCGTTTGAGACTGCGACTGAAGATGGTACGACAGTCGTGACTCTTCCATCTCCTGAAAAGGGTGAGAAGTTCATGACTTGGCGTTCTCGTGCGGTGAAGTCTTCACCTTTTCTGAAGGGTCACGAAAACAGTCAAGACATTCTACGTGATGCGTGGCACAACAAGAACTTCGAGAACATTGAAGTAACTCTGTAGTCTTAAGGACGAAACATGGCAGGCCCTACCAACCAAACTACTGTACAACTGACGATCCCTCCAGGAGAGGCAGAAGTGCAGTATTCGGCAACGCTGCTTGCTCAAAGAGTCGCTAATCTTGAAAGAACTCCCGAGGACACTTTAATCTCGGTGGACAACGTCGCACCTTACGACATGAAGTGTCCTTGGGAATCAAGACCCAGAGTCTTTAGTCTTAAGGTAGGTGGGACTGCAAAAGACACAGAAGTAGTTACGAGTACACCAGACCCTATACCCACGGTGGGGATGAGCGTATACCATGCTACGCTGAATAGAGGGTCTGCCCCCATGTTACTGGCTCGATTTGAAAACGAGCTGTGGCGTTACATGGGTGGTAGTACCACAAATTCGGGAGGTCCTTGGGAGGTAGTTGTTTCAGGGCTGAGTCGAGATACGCAACCGCGTTTTCCCGATCAGTATGTCGTGATGAATGACAAAGTTATCTGGACCAACGGGGTAGACGAACCTCGTGTAATATCCGCTGACAACATGGTCACACCTTTGGGGTACTCAGATTTACCTTCTGCACCTACTGTCTTTAGTCCTACAGCAGCCAGAAAATACGAAGTTCCACGGCATTTACCCAACACTATTGGGTATTCTTGGCATGGTAGTATCGGAACCCCTGGTGATACGTTAGATGGTCGTACAGGTGCCCTACTTGCTGGCGAATGGTACTACTACGTACAATATGAAGATATTCACGGTAATCTGTCACCATTTTCGCAAGCCAGTAATGCTGCTCGTCTTGCGACAATCCAAGCAGATCCGTATGACCCGGAAGCTACAGGTAACCCTGGTACAGAGATCAGCGACTTGACGCGGTCGTTTCTCGTTAACGTCACAGGAGATGCCCCAGAACACACTGTGGCTACCCATGTATTTCGTACCCCTGATACCAAGCAGGTGAGTGCTATTCCTCAGTTTCTCCAAAGGTTTCCGGGGTCTCAGGGTTTTGTCTATGGTGACAAACGATCGGATGCCAGCTTGGGTACGATTTGGGACGAAACTGTACCTGTACCTGCGTTCCATGTGATGTGCACCCATCAGGGTTCGTTGGTTATCGGTAACACTTCAGGTGATCCGGGATTGGTGCGTAAGTCGCAACCAGGGTTCCCCGGTACATTCAACAAGTTCGATTTTGTGTACCCCGATTCAGGTGGTGCGGATGTAACAGGTTTGGTGTCTCATGGTGGAATGCTGTTGGCGTTTACCGAGACCAGCGTGTATTCGCTCCAAGATTTCTCAACTCCGGTGCCTTTGTCTAAAGGTATTGGTTGTGTTGCACCTGCGACTATTCAAGCAATGCCTGATGGTACTTTGGTCTGGTTAGGCCGAGATGGATTTTACGCTTTGGCTGGCGGTACGATCACTCGTATCAGTGATCCGATTCAAGAGACAATGCGCTACGGTATCAATCGTGGTTTAATGAACTTAGCTACAGCATCTGTTGATGCGATTAGTGGTGAGTATCGTTGCGCTATTGCACGTCCAGGTACAAGTGACAACAATCTTATGCTTGTCTTTGACGGTCAGTACTGGCGTAGGCTGTCTCAAGGGTTTCACATTGCAGATATGTGTCAGACTGATGATTGGCGGCAGTACAACTTGTTTGTGGGTAGGCGTTCGTCGACTGATACTGACAGCGATGCATTCACGAATAGTGTTTATGTATTGGGAAGGGACAGGACAACAGGGGGCGGCCCACACGCTGTTATCGCGTACAATGATCGAGTTGTTACTTCGGTGTACAGATCTGCGTGGATTCGTGGTGATGACACAGCGCTAACCCCATTAAACGTCCGATCACTTTACCTGGGAATGGTGGACGCTTGGGACGACGTAGCGTTGGAAGTACGATTTTATAAGAACGGTTCTTGGAAACCTGTGTATGAGTCAGTCTTTGTACGTACAGTAGGTGTAGACAATGAATCTAATGTGGTGCGAGATATTGCAGGTTCTGCTTTGATAACCAATCTCGAAGATAGAAATCCTGATGGTGCGAAGTTACACAGGCCCCGACTTTTTTGGCGCCAAGTGCCTGTAGATCTCCAAAATGTCAACACGTGGGCATTTCAGCTTTTCATAATATTT